CCATTGAGCGCGAAGCAAAGCGTAAACAGTACAGCACGAACCGTGCACAAGTCGTAAACGAATCGTCACCTAACCATAAACCAATAACTAATAACCATAAACCAATAACCATAGTATCTAAAGATACTAAAGCGCTTACGCGCCCTGATTCTGTTTCCAAAGAAGTTTGGGATGATTTTAAAAAACAGAGAAAGGTAACTTTAACGGCAACGGCGTTAAAAGGAATTCAATCTGAAGCTGACAAAGCGGAAATAAGTTTAGAGTCCGCGTTGGTTATGGCTTGTAATCGCGGCTGGAAAAGTTTTAAGGCTGATTGGATAAAAGAATCACATGGTCGTCAATCGGTCAACAAGCAAACAGCGTTAGAAGCTCGTAACCGCCAAGCAGTCGAGGAAGCAATGAGGATGTCGCAATGAACAGCAACGAAAAGCAAGATTTTTATAAACTTGTTAGCTCCGTCATGGATTATTACAAGCAAGATGTATCGCCATTTTCCCTTAATCTTTTTTGGGAAGCGCTCAAAGGTTTTGAGTTTGAACAAGTCAGCGCTGCACTAACAAAACACGCCATGAACCCTGACAACGGACAATTTGCGCCAAAGATAGCCGATATTGTCAAACAACTATCTGGGACAACAACCGATAAAGCAAAAATCGCATGGGGTAAGGTTTATGCAGCTACGGAACAAATTGGGGCGTATCAAGATGTTTGCTTTGATGACGGAATCATTCACCTAGTGATCGAAGATATGGGAGGATGGGTAAAAATATGCCGCACGGAACAAAAAGACCTAGGATACGTACAACATCAGTTTTGCGAGGCGTATAGAGCCTATACAGGGCGCGACAAGGTGGTTTATCCTAGCTACCTAGCTGGCGTAAACGGAACGGGCGAAAATATCGCGCAATTAGCACGGCGCGGAATCAAGCCACCTGAGCCGATATTGATAGGCGACCGTGACAAAGCTGCAAATGTCAGATTGAGCGGAACAAACGAATCCAGAATCTTGGGCGCAAAGCCAGTCTATCAATTACTTGAAAGCCTAAAATGACCTACGAACAATCCCTAAAAGCCTACGCCGTAAAAGTGCTAGAACGAATCGTTGCAGGTGACAAAGACTACGACGATAGCGATATGCGTGATTGCATGTGGGTTTTATTTGACCTAGGGTAAACACCTATTCAACAAAACAAAAATCATTGTAATAATTAAACAAAAGGAGAATATATGCAAACTATGCAAATACTGCTAACGATAGAGATAGCCTATGGCAAGCAACAAGATAGCGAAACCGTAGCCAAAGCAATCGAGCAGCGGACGTACAACTACATCACGGCTAGGGGCGCAACGGTTGGTAAATGCGTGGCTGTGGTCGTGCCAGAGGGAGATAAAAATGACTGAACAACTCGAAACACGCCCAGAAACAGATTTTGAATTTGAAAGCGTCAAGCTATTTGAATCACACGCAATCGAACAAAACAAGTTTGCTAAAAAATGCCTGCAAGATACGGCTATGAATGCAATCGCGTATCCTGTTGAGTGCGGTGAGTTGGCATAATATCGCTTGATTTATTACATCGGTTGTGCTAATATAGAGTCTCTCCTAGGTTAATAGCCTATTTAGCCCTTCGGGGCTTTTTTTCGTGAGGTAAGACTATGGACGACTCCAAAGTAAAGCCGAAAAATACGGGACAGTTCGGCAAAAACAATAAGGGTAAGCCCAAGGGCGCAGTAAATAAGACTACTGGACAGCTTAAAGACATGATTCTGAAGGCGTTAGACCAAGCTGGAGGGGAGGGATACCTACTCGACCGCGCAAACGACCCTAAGACCCAATCAGCCTTTTTGCAGCTAATCGGAAAAGTGCTTCCAATGACAGTAGTAGGTGACGCTAATCAACCTTTGACGTTTACATTAGCTACACCGTGGCTAAATCAATCGATTGCAAAGCGGAATGGGGATTAACGACTATCTCCCTCGTGGTCAGTTTGTAGACTTCCACAATAGGGGCGAACGATGGGCGGTATTGGTTTGTCATAGACGTGCAGGTAAGACCGTAGCATGTGTAGCCGACCTTGTTCTAAGCGCATTGGTTACATCAAAGACAGACGCAAGATATGCCTATGTATGCCCACAATACAACCAAGCCAAAGACGTGGCATGGACATACATCAAGCGACTAACGGCTGACATACCCAATGTCCAATACAACGAGAGCGAACTAAGGGCTGATTTGCCTAATGGCGCAAGGATACGCTTGTATGGCGCTGATAACCCTGATCGACTTCGTGGTTTGTACTTAGATGGCGTTGTCTGTGATGAATTTGCCGATATGCGCTCAAGTGTATGGGGCGAGGTAATCCGTCCTATGCTGGCTGACCGTAAAGGCTGGGCTGTATTTATCGGAACACCCAAGGGTCACAATGAGTTTTACCGCTGCTGGCAAGACGCACAGGGCGATGAATCGTGGTTTAAGATGATGCTCAAAGCGTCAAATAGCGGGCTAATCGACCCCGAGGAATTGGTAGACGCTGCCAAGGGAATGACAGACGACCAATACGCCCAAGAGTTTGAATGCTCATTTGAGGCGGCTATTGCAGGGGCGTACTATGCCAACGACCTCAAAGACGAAAATATCCATGAAGTGCCATATGACCCTAAACTACCCGTATATACAGCGTGGGACATAGGCTACTCAGACGATACTTCGGTGTGGTTTTGGCAAATGGCAGGCGGCGAAGTTCATGTGATAGACCATTACTCAAACAATGGGCACGGCGTGGAGCATTATGTTGATATGCTGAATTCCAAGAACTACAACTATGCCAAGCTAGGCAATAAGCCGTTCTTATGGTTGCCACATGATGCAAGGGCTAAGACCTTCGCTAGTGGTGGGAAATCCACACAAGAGCAGTTTATGGCGCATGGCTACTCTAGCCGTATCGTGCCTGAGCTAAGTTTGCAAGATGGTATAAACGCCCTTAGAATGATGCTATCGAGAACGCATTTCGATAGACAAAACACATTTGATGGTGTAGAATCATTAAAATTGTATCGTAGGGAGTATGACGACGATAAGAAAGTATTTAGAGACAAACCGCTTCATGATTGGACAAGTCACGATGCGGATGCCGCTAGATACATGGCAATTGCATATAGAGAAGCATCACCAGAAGCTCGGCGACCTGAGCCAAAGTTTGCGTTTCGAGGGACGGATAACGGCATGACTTCACTAACACTGGACGAAATGTGGGCATTAACACCTAAACGAGATACACGCATATAATGGAAACATCAAAAAGCTGGCTAGACAGTTTGGAATACGCCAAGAAAGAGCAAGAATCTTGGGAAAAACGCGCTGAAAAGATTGTCAAGCGCTATCGTGATGACCGCAGCGAGATGTCTAGCGGTAAAAAATACAACATTCTCTGGTCAAACGTACGCACTCTCGTACCTGCTGTCTATTCAAAGAAGCCAAAAGCCTATTGCCAACGTAGAAACAAAGACAGCGACCCCGTAGCTCGTTGCGCTTCAACATTGTTACAACGTGCGCTCCAATATGAGATAGACCAATACAGCGATTACGACGAAGCACTAAAGCACTCAGTGCTAGACCGTATGCTCACGGGGCGAGGCACGGCATGGGTGCGCTTTCAATCTGACGCTGGACACGAGGACGTGCTGGCAGAATCCACAGAAATTACAACATCGACCGATAGCAATGAACTATGCCCGACTGATTACGTTTTTTGGAAAGATTTTAGGCATAGTCCTGCTCGTACTTGGGACGAGGTTACTTGGGTGGCGCGGCGTGTTTATCTATCGCGTGGTGAGGGCGTAGAGAGGTTTGGCGAGGCATTCAGCCAAGTCCCACTAAGCCACGAGCCAATCGGCTTAGAGAAAATGAAGGATAACGGCGCAAACACCGAAGATATGAAAAAGGCGGTCGTTTGGGAGATATGGGATAAGTCCACAAAAACCGCGCTATGGGTAGCCGTTGGATATGAATTTATCCTAGACCAAAAAGCAGACCCATTGACGCTAGAAGGCTTTTTCCCATGTCCTAAGCCATTGTTCAGCACAATGACAAGCGACACGCTAATCCCTGTTCCTGACTACACACTTTATCAAGACCAAGCTAGAGAGCTAGACGATATTACTAGCCGAATTTCTAAATTAGTAGAAGCAGTCAAAATCGTAGGCGTGTACGATGCAAGCCAATCGGGTGTCGCTCGTATGCTATCGGAAGGTTTCGATAATCAACTAATCCCCGTGGATACATGGGCAATGTTTAGCGAAAAAGGCGGTGTAAAAGGCGCGGTTGACTTTTTGCCCGTGGAAATGGTTGTTAACGCTTTACAACAACTCTATATCGCTCGTGAACAAGTTAAGCAAGTTATTTACGAAGTCACGGGAATCTCCGACATTCTGCGCGGTACAAGTGTTGCAAGCGAGACAGCAACAGCGCAAAACATCAAGAGCCAATACGCAAGCCTTCGATTAAAGGATATGCAATCAGATGTAGCTAGGTTTGCAAGCGACCTACTCCGCATGAAGGCGCAAGTCATGGCGCAGTTCTACTCGCCTGAGACATTGATTGAAATGTCAGGCATGAAGAACACGGACGATGGGCAATATCTCCCGCAAGCCATTCAGTTGCTAAAAGACAACAGCCTACGCGCCTATCGTATCGAGGTTGAAACCGATTCAATGATTACATTGGACGAACAGCAAGAGAAGCAAGACCGCTTAGAGTTTCTAACGGCAACCGCTGGATTTTTGGAGAAAGCTATCCAAGCACCGCCTGAACTCACCCCGTTATTGGGTGAACTCCTATTATTCGGTGTACGTTCGTTCAAAGCTGGCGACCAAATGGAAGGCGCGATCGAAACGGCAGTTAAACAGCTATCACAACCTAAACCACAGCAAACACAGCCTGACCCGCAAATGATGGTAGAGCAAGGACGTATGCAGCTAGAGCAGACAAAGATGCAAATGGCGCAACAAGCGGAACAAGCCAAAGCGCAAATGGAGCAAGCTAAAGCTCAGGCAGACAGCCAATTAGCTTTTGCCAAGATGGAGCAAGAAAAAGAGATTAAAGCGGCACAAATGGCACACGAGGAACGCATGGCAGACCTAGCCCGTGCCCACGAGTTCCAAATGGAACAAATGAAGCAGCAAGGCGAAGATGGTCGCACGTCGGCTAAATTGGAAGTTGATAGCCAAACCAAGATTAAAGTGGCAGAAATGTCGCTAGAGAAAAAAGAAACGCCCGAAGTAGATGTTGACGGCGTAGAGATAGAAAAGGTTGACCCTGTAAAAGCAATGGCTGATATGCACGGTGAAATGCTCGGGCAAATTGGCGAGTTAGCTAGGGTAATGGCTGCACCACGTACACGTAAATTGATACGTGGAAAAGACGGTAAAGCCGTCAGCATGGTTGAAATAATAGAAGGATAAAACATGGCACTAAACACACAATTAGCAAACGCAACGGTAAACGGGCAAGGTGATAACCTATCCGCACGTCTAAACAGCGGATTCTTACGCATTTATGACGGCACACAGCCTGCAACAGCGGACACGGCTATCCACGCAGGTGTTACTAGCTGAACTTACGTTTAGTGCCACGGCAGCGCCTGCAACGTCTAACGGTCTAATCACATTTAACGCGATTACATCCGATTCAAGCGCTAACGCTACGGGTACACCGACATGGTTTAGAGCGGTTCAATCTAACGGCACGACCGTGGTAATGGATGGTAGTGTAGGCGCGTCTGGTGCTAACTTGAATTTATCAGGTCTAACCGCTGGTCAAATCATTATCGGCGGTACGGTAGCTGTATCAAGTTTCACGCATGACGTTTTGAACTCTAGCTCGGGACTGTAACATGGCGATTACAACAGTAGACCAAGCCCTCGCGGGAATGAGCCCTACAAACGTATGGGCTAAGGCATTATCTGGCACATTGGTGGCAGGTCGTCCGCATAGTGGTTTTTATCTTGCAGGAACGCCGGGCGCGGCAGTAGCACCTACTCCCGGTGTTGCGGGTGCGGCGCTCACAGCTTACGCTGGTCAAATTGCAATCCCTGCCGCATCGAATAACACTTACATCAGCTCTGCTACTTTCGCATCCTCGGCGCAAGGCGGCAACATTCAGATTTGCGATAGGCTTTGGCATAACTCAGGTATCGTCGTTACGTCAACAGCAGCACAAACGATTAACTCCGTTGCATGGCCTGCTCGTGATCGTAACGGGTCAACAAACGGTGAAGGCGTTTACATCGGGTTAGAGCTATCAACAGCCACGGGCGCTGGCGCTTCGGTTATTTCCATCTCTTACACCAACTCGGCAGGTGTTGCAGGGCGCACTGGTACAGCATTAGACGTGTACGCCGCGACAGCAGTGGCGGGTTCGTTCTTTAGGTTTTCACTCCAAGCTGGCGACGTGGGTGTTCGCTCGGTTCAAACCTACACATCCACGGTTTCGATGACCTCTGGTGTTGTTCATTTGGTGGCTTACCGCCCATTAGCTATGCTACCGTTAGTTGCCGCTGGAATCCCTGCTTCAATTGATGCGGTTACTGGTGGGCTTCCAAGGGAATACGACACGACCGTACCGTGGCCGTTGTACATACCACAAACAACGACAACAACGCTAATATCAGGTAGCGTAGTACACACCCAAGGTTAAACGTGGGCGCGAACACGTCCGACGCTGATTTTTTAAAAGGTCTAGGCAGAGGCAGAGGCAGAGGCACGGGCAGTAGTCAGCTTTATAAGAAATCTCCTAATGCCGCTGGCGCGTCCGTCTGGGGCGACTTCTTTTTTGATGGTGGCGCAGCTTCTGTAACGGGTGTAGTAGCCACTTCACAAGCCCAAACGATAGTAGCCGATGGCTCTTTTTCTGCATCGAGCGGAATTGATGGTACAGCGGCGACCTCGCAAGCACAAACCATATCGGCAAGCGGCTCTAGTGCAGTCGCGGCGGTTTCTGGTAGTGGAACAACCTCTCAGGCGCAAACTATCGCAGGGTCAGGCTCGGCAAGTGTTGCAAGCGTCAGCGGGACAATAGCGACAAGTCAGGCTCAAACGCTATCGGCTATTGGTAGCGCGGCAGTGGCTAGCGTATCGGGCGAGGCTTCGACTAGCCAAGCTGAAACTATCGCGGGTAACGGTTCGTTCGCTGGTGCAAGCGTGGTATCTGGTGATGCGGCGACTTCACAAGTTCAAACTAGCGCGGCAGATGGTGCTTTTACGTCAACTATTACCGACACGCACGATGGATTCTGGCGCAAGCAATGGGAAGAAATAGCCAAACAATCCAAGGCGACGAAAAAGCTAGAGAAAAAGAAAAAAGCTATCGAGGCAAACGATTTGCCTATCGTTGAATTGGTTAAAGAAACGACTGTAATTGAAACCGTTAAGCCTATAAAAGCAAAAAGCAATCGGTTAATAGTTGACAGAGTGATAGAATTTAACTATGATGCGAATGATGAAGATGAAGATTTACTAATGCTATGGTAACAATATGTCAATTTTCACAGTAACAAACAACACAGCACAGCTAACAGCAACGCAAGACGCTACTGATAACTTTATCGGCGGCATCCGTTTCTCCGCTAATCAGTCCGCTGTCGCCAATGGGACATACACAGTAGGGACATGGGCTAATGGCATCCAATTAAACCCAGCGGGGGCGGTATGTGTGACCAATGCAACGCTAGGCATCCCAGCGATTAACTCCACATCTAACGGCTTAATTTTTGACGGCAATGGCTCTATTTGCGCTTCGATTAGCTCGATGGTGACCTATAACAACGGCTTGCCAATGGACGCAAACGGCGCATTGTGTGTCAATTTAATCCCATAGGAAATAACTATGAGTAAAGGAAGCAACCGCCGCCCCGAAGATTTAGGCTCATTCCGAGATAGCTACGATGGCATCTTTGGTAATAAAAAGCCTGTGCGAGGTTCGTTTGTTTACGACCCCGTAACCAAGTCAATGGTTAGCAAAGAAGATTTATACGAGCTAAAAGAGATAAACGCTCCAATGGTTATGAACGACATTGCGGGATATACATCCATGCAAACGGGTGAATGGATTGGTTCACGTTCAACCCATAGGGCGCATTTAAAGCAGCATAAATTGATTGAGATTGGAAACGAAAAAATCCAACCTCCAAAAGCGTACAAGTACGACTCCGAAGCTGTGAAGCGAGAGCTGGCACGGCATTTTAATTAACCACAAAAAGGACTAAAAATGTCAGAATTGGCTACCCAAGACGACACATCATTGCGCGACACATTGGAGTCTGCATTTACTGCGGCTGAAACGCCTGCGGAAGTTGTAGAAGCTCCCGTTGTAGAGGAAAAGCCCGTCCGTGTACGTGATGAAGCTGGAAAGTTCGCAGCAAAAGAAGTCCCCGAACAAAGTGCGGAAATTAAAGAAGATATTGATCCACCGATAGAACAAGCAAAAGAAGAACCTGCGCGTCGACCCCCTTCGTCTTGGAAAAAAGAAACCCAAGCAGAATGGGAAAAACTGCCATCACACGTGCAAGAAGATGTATTGCGCCGTGAAGCCGATTTTCATAAGGGAATCGAACAGTACAAAGGACACGCACAACGCGCAGCCTCGTATGACGCAGCTATCGAGCCTTATAAACCCATGCTTCAATCAATGGGTGTAGCGCCTGAAGCGGCTATCGGCGAGTTATTTAAGACATACACACTATTACACAACGGTTCACAAGAAGAACGTGCAGCGGCGCTAGGTCAACTAGCCCGAAGTGCAGGATTGGAACTAGATAAAATTCAAGAGCAGCAGGTTGACCCTAGGTATCAAGACCTTGTTGCTCGGAATCGCTCATTGGAGTACGACAACGTACAACGTGAGCAGCAGCGCCTCAATCAACAAAGATATGAGCTAAACAGCCAAATCGAAAAGTTTTCTGAGGGTAAAGAGTATTTTAACGCCGTCCGCGATGACATGGCTGTATTCCTTGAAACAGGGAAAGCGGCAGATTTAGAGACAGCGTATGACATGGCGATATGGGCACGACCCGACCTTCGCAGTAGTTTGCTAGAACAACAAACTAAAGCGGCAGAAGAACGAGCACGTGCAGCAATGCAGCAACAAAGAGCGAAAACCGCTTCTGTGTCTGTGAGAGGTTCATCGCCTGTAAGTGGCACAAGTGCCGCGCCAACTGGTTTGAGGGAAATCCTCGAATCTCACTTCAATTAATTTTTAAAGGATAACGAAATGGCATCATTTCCCAATTTAACCGACATCGTCTCGACAACGATTCAATCCCGTAGCGGCGCTCTTGCCGATAACGCTTTGAAGCAAAACGCGCTCCTAGCTCGTTTGCAGAAAAAGGGTAACGCAAAGCCGTTTAGCGGTGGTAACGTGATTTTGCAAGAAATCATGTATAACGACACGAACACGATTAACGCTGGCTTTTACAGCGGTTATGACGTGATCGACATTACGCCTAACAGCCCAATTACAGCAGCACAGTTTGACATCAAGCAAGCAAGTGCAGCCGTAACCATCTCTGGTCTCGACCAATTGATGAACAGTGGCAAAGAGGCGATTATCGACCTGTTAGAGTCGCGCATTCAAATCGCTGAAAAGCAATTGATGAACACGCTCTCCACTGGTTTGTACAGTGACGGCACAGGTAGCAGCGGTAAGTCTATTACAGGCTTGCAAGCGGCTATTGCTGACGCTCCTAGCTCTGGTACTTACGGCGGCATTAATCGTGCAACGTGGGCTTTCTGGCGCAATGTGGCGTTCTCGGCTGCAACTGACGGCGGCGCTGCTGCTACATCTGCAAACATTCAGTCGTACATGAATCGTGTAGCCGTTCAATTGGTTCGCGGTAATGACGCTCCTGACTTGTGCGTGGCTGACAACAACTACTATCGCCTATTCCTTGAGTCGATGCAGTCTATCCAACGTATTTCCTCTGAGGAAATGGCGGGTCTAGGCTTCACTTCGCTCAAATACTTAGGTGCTGGTAAGTCTATGGACGTGGTGCTTGACGGCGGTATCGGCGGTGCAATCGGCTCTAACCGTATGTACATGCTCAATACTGACTATCTGTTCCTGCGCACACATCGTGACCGCAACATGGTTCCAATCGGTGGCGAACGTCAGTCGATTAACCAAGATGCGGTTGTTAAGCTTATCGGCTGGGCTGGTAACTTGACTTCTAGCGGCCCGCAGTTCTCTGCTGTCCTCAAAGCTTAATTAAGGAGTAACCAATATGGCAACACCATTCACAATCACGAGCCTCTCTGGGGCTGATTTAGTCTCCATCATCCCTACTGCCGACTTGACAAGTGGCGCTCAAAAAGCTGCTGCACGTCTTGGTACGCAAGTATGGGGTTCTGATGGTAAATTGTATGTATATGCTCAGGCAAATGCATCAATTTCTGCATCGACAGCGGTTTGCACAGTCAACGCGACAACATTCTTAGTAACTGCTTCGGCTGGTTCTTATACCTCCCCAGCAACTGCTATGGTGGCTGGCGACCAAGGCTGGTTCAGCAAAGCATCTGTGTAAGGATTAGATTATGTCTATTCCTTCACGTTTACTTGGCTCTGGCTTATCGCCATTGGCTGCTACGAATATCTGCGGTGATGTGGCGACAACGCTCACAGCCACGGGTACGACTGACGCCGATGCATTAGCCTTATCCGCTACTATTAACCAAGTATCCACAACCGCAGCTTCAACAGGTGTACGCCTAATGTCGCCTGAATCTGGTTCTGGTGTCGTGGTTATTAATAGCGGGGCAAATGCCTTGCTGGTTTACCCCAGCACAGGCGCACAAATCAACGCTTTGACGGCAACTACTGGCGGCTTCTCAGTCGCTGCTGGTGGTCGCGCATTGTTTGTTGGTACAGGCTCGGCAAACTGGTACGCCATTTTGTCAGCTTAATCGGTGGGGGAGGGTTCGCTCTCCCCTATTTTTCACATAACCAAAAAGGGTAACCCCAAATGGCTGACAATTTATCAATTCGATTTTACCAAGACAAACTCTTAATGGGTTTTGCATCTGAACAAGCTGGTCACCCAGTTTTTGAAGATAGAGATTTTATTGAAATCACCGTACCCGGCGATATGAATAACGTATTAAACCGTGAAGTCACGGACAAAGACAAGAGGGATTTTGCGGCATCTTATGCTCGATACAAAGAGGGTTTAGAGCCTAGCGTAGACGGTATTCCATTAGAAGCATGGGCAAGGCTAACATCTGCCTCAGTAGCAAACTACAAAGCGCTTGGAGTTAAGACGGTAGAGCATATCGCGCAAATGTCAGATCAAACGTGCAATAAAGTTGCAATGGGCGCAATGGCAGACAGGACAGCGGCTAAGGCTTATTTAGCACTAGCAAAAGACAGCGCATTAGCGCAAAAGCAGGCTTTGGAAATTGAGCGACAGAATAATCTAATCGCTGATTTACAAAGGCAAATCAACGAGCTTGCGGCAGATAAGCCCAAGCGTAAACCTAAAGAAGAATAGACATGACATTACTAGAGCTTGTTCAAAATATGTGTTTGGAGGTGGGAATACCATCTCCGACACAAGTGGTTACATCGCAAGATGTGCAAATCAATCAGATTTATGCGTTAGTGAACAGGCTCGGTAATGACATTACGCGGACATTTGAATGGCAAAAACTCGATAAAGAGTACATCCTTCAAACCGTATCGACGACTTTAACAGGGACTATTACAAGTGGTTCTAAAGTAATTACGGGTATATCTAGCACGACTGGGCTTACCTCTGATTACGGTATCGACGGCAATGGTATTGCACCATTCTCGCAAATTGTGACCGTGGATAGCGGTACTCAGGTAACGATGAACTTACCCGCTACAGCATCGGGAACGGTAGATTTAGTATTTGGACAAGTCAACTACGCACTGCCTAGCGATTGGGCTAAACAAATTCCACAAACTGAATGGGATAGGTCAAACCGCTGGCCATTGCTCGGGCCAAATAGCCCACAAGATTGGCAATCGTTTAAATCAGGTATTGTGTATGCAGGCCCTCGCCTTCGCTTTCGCATCCAAGGCAATACACTCGCGATCAATCCACCACCATCGGCTAATCTGAATCTAGCTTTTGAGTACATCTCTAAGTCATGGGTTTTGGCTGACGATGGTGTAACGTACAAGAACAAATTTACAGCAGACACCGATACATTCGTTTTTGATGATTCATTAATGACAATTGGGCTTAAATTGCGATGGCTTCAAGCTAAAGGGTTTGAATACGACTTCGCACAAAGAGAATTTGACAGCTTGCTCAGCATGTGTAAAGGGCAAGACAAATCTGCGGCTAAGTTGTCATTAGCGCCCGAAGCTGGCAGTATTTTATTGACCAATCGCAACATACCTGATGGGAACTGGAATGGCTAACGGGCGCAGAATAGCAAGCACGGTTACATATTCAGCCCCCGTAGGTGGTTGGAATGCGAGGGATTCCCTAGCCGACATGGGCAAATCGGACGCAGTTATCTTAGATAACTTTGTTCCTAAAACGACAGAGGTTGTACTCCGCCCCGGCTCGTCTGACCACGTTACAGGAATCACTGGAACAGTAGAAACCCTCGCAGTCTATGCAAAACCAGCAGGAACTTACAGCATGTTCGGCGCGGCTGGAACGTCTATCTATGACGTAACAACGGCTGGGGCAGTAGGCGCAGCAGTTCAGACTGGATTGTCTAATGCCCGTTGGCAAACTGTCAACTTTGCGACAACTGGCGGCAATTTTCTCTACATGGTCAACGGTGCAGATAGTCCTAGATTATGGGACGGCACAACGTGGACTGCGGTTACGGGGGTATCAACTCCTGCGATTACGGGTGTAACAACGGCTAACCTTATCCATGTCAACATATATCAGCGCCGATTGTGGTTTGTTGAAAAGAACTCCATGAAAGTGTGGTACTTACCCGTTCAATCTATCGGTGGCGCGGCGCAGTCTTTTGATTTATCCTCGTTATTCGGACAAGGTGGCTATCTTCAAGCTATGGGAACTATGTCGATGGATTCGGGTAACGGTATGGATGACCATGCTGTGTTTATCTCTAGCGAGGGAGAGGTCGCTATTTATAAAGGCATTGACCCATCCAGCGCGGCAACATGGTATCTAGTCGGTGTTTATTCGGTTGGTTCGCCCGTGGGTCGTCGTTGCTTTGCACAGTTCGGGGCTGACGTTCTTATTATCAGTAGGGATGGATTGCTTCCCATGTCTAAGGCGTTATTGACTTCGAGGTCTAACTCTAGCATTGCGATTACTGACAAAATCCAACAAGCGATTAGTCAATCAACAAGTGATTATGGAACTCAGTTTGGGTGGGAAGTTACTATATTCCCCGAGGAAAACTTGCTAGTCATGAACGTACCCGCAAGTAATGGGACTTCGTATCAGTACGTCATGTACACGCTAAATGGCTCTTGGTGCAGGTTTACCGATTGGAACGCATCAACATTCGTTAGGATGGGTTCTAGCCTTTTTATGGGTGTTAATGGGTCGGTTGTTAAGGTTTACTCAGGTAATAGCGATAACGGCGCACAGATTAACGGCGAGGCTCTAGCGTCTTTCCAATACCATGACGGCATGAAATTAAAACGCTACACCATGATGCGACCCGTTTATTCCGTGGAAAGTAGCACGGCAGGTATTATTCTTGGATTAAATTTAGACTTTAATCAAACTGCGCCAACAGGAATACCAACAACATCAACCTCAACATCAGGGGTATGGGGAACGGGTATATGGGGAACATTTACATGGGGTGGTGGTTATCAAGTCAATACTAAATGGCAATCCGTTGGCGGCGTGGGTTATTGCGCGGCGGCTCACATTAAAGTAAGCAGTAAATCCTCTGGTTTTAAATGGCAATCGGTTGATTATATTTTTGAAAAAGGTCAAGGATTATCGTGATAACCATCGGCGAACACGTTTGTTTATGGGTAGCTGAAAACATTGGAAAAAAGTATTATGCGGGTTCGGGTCAAGGGATTGGGATAGAGAAAAACGGGGAGATTGTCTGCGGTGTCTTATTTGAAGATTACAACGGTCAATCAATCCAAATCCACGTAGCCTTGAAAGAAGGCGCAAGAATGACTAGAGAATGGTTTAACACGTTATTTGGATACGCATTTAACCAATTGAAGGTAAAAAAAATTATGGGAGTAGTTGATTCTACGAACAAAAAAGCGCTACAATTCGACCAGCATATTGGTTTTGTAGTTGAAGCCACTATCAAGGATGCTGGAAAACACGGTGACTTGATTATTTTGACAATGACGCGGCAACAATGTCGTTTCTTGAAGGACTAAATCATGGGAATCGGTAAAACATCAGCACCTCCAGCGCCAGATTACACGGCGGCGGCACAACAAACAGCCGCAGGTAACTTAGAAGCGGCACGCTCCGCAACTAAAGCAAATCGAGCTAATCAATATACGCCTTACGGCTCACTCACATGGGCGCAAGACGCAAATAACCCCGATAGTTGGACTCAATCCATCAACTTAAACGACACGGGGCAACAGCTATTAGACGCAAGTAATCGGTCTAGCCTAGGACTTGCTGGATTGCAAGATAGTGCCACTAGTCGGGTAGCGGACATGCAAGCAACGCCATTCGATTATGGCTCGGTGCAGGACGTGCAAGACCAAGCCTATAAGGGCTATACCTCGCGGCTAGACCCACAATGGGAGCAGGCATCACAATCTAACGATGCAAGATTAGCAAACCAAGGTATTGTGCAAGGCTCAGAAGCCTATAACAATGCTATGCGAACATTCAACCAAGGTAAGAATGATGCATATCGCCAAGCAAGCACGGCGGCTATCAACACAGCACCACAAACACTACAAATGGCTCAGGCTTTGCGTAGTCAGCCACTAAACGAACTAAACGCACTTCGTAGCGGTTCACAAGTCCAAAACCCTCAATTTAGTGGATACGCTAACCAAGGACAAACGGCAGGCGCTGATTATCTAGGCGCGGCAAATGCTGGCTATGGTGCGGCTAACGATGCGGTTAATGCTCAAAACGCACAAACAGGTGGATTCTTTAATGGTCTAGCCAGAATGGGCGCAGGCGCTCTAGCTGGCGGCTGGAAACCTTGGGTGTAATCATGGCAACAGCAAACATTGGAAATGACTTAGAACTAGCACAGATTGATTATCAGCGCAAGCAGGCACTTGCTGATGCTTTGCGTAAGCAATCAATGGAATCTCCACAAGGTCAAATGATTGGGCGTAGATACGTAGCCCCAAGTTTGACTCAAAATTTGGCTCAATTGATGGAAGGCTATCAATCAGGTCAAATGGGCAAACAAGGCTTAGAAGAACTGCGTAACGCACGTCAAGCCTACGACACACGCAACCAAGGTGAAATGCAAAACTTCATGGGCGCAATGCGTGGTACACCTGCAAGCGAATCGCAAAACGTAGCTCCTGACGAATACGGTCAAATGACCAATCAACCTATTCAAAACCCAGCGCAAGCACCTAACCAAGCTCGTGCCATGGCTCTTGCTTTGCAGTCCAAGAATCCTATGCTTCAAACGGTTGGCGCAACCTTGCTAGGTCGAGAATTTACACCTAAAGAAGCTAAATGGGAGAAAGCCTCTATTCATAATCCTGACGGCTCTATTACGCACGGTTATGCTGATATGAATAGCAAAACCCCAGAAGCGTCTTTTAGACCGCTTGGAACGCCTGAACAACTAAAAGGTGTAGCGATTGACAATCAATTAGTAAACCCAATTACTGCTACTCCTATGGGCAGTAGAGTGCCAAAACAAGCTAATCCTTTCTCGGACTTGGTTGTCCCAAATCCACAAGGTGGGATTATGGCTAATCAACCTTTGATTGATGCGCGTAAGGCTATTCAAAGAGAAGGTGCAACAAAAGTATCTTTGAATGTGGATACAGCACCTAAAGCATTAGCTACCGAACTTGGCAAAGACGTAGCTAAAACTATTGGCGAAGCGCGTGATAAAGCAGAATCGGCAAATCAAACATTGGCAAACGTCCAACAAATGAAGGCGGGATTAAACAAGGCTATTACAGGGCCATTTGCAAACCAACGAATCACGCTTAGCCAATTAGGCGAAACAATGGGAATAACAGGCAAAGACACCGCAGAGCAGCTACAAAATACCCGTAATGTCATGCAGGGTCTAGCACGTCAAGAATTGGCAGCGGCTGGTCAAATGAAAGGTCAAGGACAAATTACAGAATCAGAACGCGCTATTTTACGTAAAGCTGAATCTGGCAGCATCAATGAGCTAACCAAGCCTGAATTGCAAACATTATTCACGGCTTTAGAAAAGACCGCTAAATATCGAATTGGCGTACATGAGACAAACATGAAACGATTAGGGGGCGATAAAAATCTAGCAGAAGTGTCTCAATACTATCAAATTCCACCAATGACAACAGACTTAGCGCCAACAAAAGCTAATGCAGCGGCGCAAGGTGGATGGGGCATTAAACCAATTCCATAATCATGGCTAAATATCAAATTACTGCACCTGATGGAAAAAGTTACGAAGTAACGGCGCCTGACCATGCCTCGCAAGATGAGGTATTAGCTTACGCGCAAGCAAACTACAAACCACAATCTACACCACAAGCAGCGCCATTGTCAAAAATGGATAGAGTGCTAAAAGGCGTAACTGACCCAATAGAAGGCGGCGCTCAGTTGCTAACTGAAATGCTACCGAAAAGCGTAGTAAACGCTGGCGATGCGGCGCAAAACTGGATTGCCGAAAAAACAGGTTTAATGAACAAATTGCCACAAGGCGGCTCGCCTGAGTTGTTCAAACAAAACGAAGCAGCTTATCAAGCTAGACGAGGTGGGGATACCAGTACAGATTGGGCGCGTATCGCTGGCAATGTGGTAAGCCCTGCAAATATCTTATTGGCATCAAAATTACCAATGGCAACTGCTGGCTCTGGATTGGCTGCTAAATCGGCTTATGGCGCTTTAGGTGGTGGATTGAGCGCATTAACTTCACCCGTAACGGAAGGTGATTTTTGGACAGAAAAGGCTAAACAAGTTGGCACTGGTTCATTATTTGGCAGTGCTACACCTGCTGTAATGAGCGGTGTTTCTAGCGTCATTAGTCCAAAGGCTTCTACTAACGAAAAACTTAATTTATTAAAAGCTGAAGGCGTAAGCCCGACAATTGGACAAACTTTAGGCGGGTGGGCTAATCGAGCAGAAGAAGCGGCGACAAGTCTGCCATTTATCGGTGATGCAATAACAGCGGCAAGAGGTCGCGCCCGTGAGCAGTTTAACAAGGCTGCGATCAATCGTGTGACAAGCCCAATTGGTGTAAAAGTTGAAGGCACAGGTCAAGAAGCAGTTAAAGAAGCTGGCGACCTCGCATCTGCTGCCTTTGAAAAGGCTAAACGTGATTTAGGTGGATTTAAGTTAGACAACCAATCAATTACTGAATTGGATAGCCTTAAAAAATTAGCAGTATCAGGATTAGAAGGTAGAGAACGAAATACTATCAAAAAGTATTTTGATGACTATTTAAGCAAAAAAGCGCTTACATCTGATTCTTTTATGGAGTTGGATAGCAAATTATCATCTGATATTGCTAGATTCGGCAAAGGTGATGCATATCAACAAAAGGTAGCAGACGCATTAAAAGAAGTTCAAGGCATTATTTTTAGTGCTGGCGAACGCGCAAACCCAGTGGCGGCTAAAGACTTCAAAAAAGCAAAAGAAGCATGGGCTAATCTTGTTCGACTAGAAGGTGCATCGAAGGCTGCTAAATTAACTGAAGGTGTGTTTACGCCCGGACAGTTATTAACAGGCATACAAGGCGCAGACCAAAGCGTTAGAGATAGGGCTACTGCTCGTGGCACATCTTTAATGCAAGACTTGGCTAGTGCTGGTCAATCTGTACTTGGGAATAAATTAAGTAACTCAGGCACAGCAGACAGAGCCTTGTATGGAGGTGGACTTCTTGGAATTGGTGCAGGTGGAATGGCTAACCTTCCTGCTACTGCTGCATTAGTTGGCGGTGGAGCTGCCGCTTATACACCTTTAGGTCAATCTTTGCTTCGTGGCGCGGTAAGTTCTAGACCAGAAGGCGCCCAAGCGATAGCCCAAGCGCTCCGCAATCGAAGCATTATGTTCGCTCCTGCATCTGGCGCAGTAGGCGCGGAATTTTTGAAATAGTGTTGCAATGAGAACTGTTGAAACAGAAGTAATTGAAATACTTAATAGTTGGTTGTCAGTCATAGGGGAAAATCATGCCTTTTAACGGTTCAGGAACATTTACAGTATATACACCTGGCAATCCTATTGCCAACGGTGATACAAGCAATGCCACGTATTTTAATAATACGATGACGGATTTTGCTACGGGGCTTTCTAACACAATGACGCGAGATGGTCAAGGTGTACCTACGGCAAACATTCCAATGGGTAATAATAAACTCACAGGCTTAGCTAATGGAACTATCTCGACTGATGCAGCGGCTTATGGTCAAGTCACAGATGCGATTACAACCGCAGCTTCAGCAGCACAAAATGGCTCACAAACCTATTTAACCTCTGTTTCAGGCACAAACACAATCACGGCTACCCTTACAGGTTTAACGGCTTATACGGCAGGTTTAACGGTTAGATTCACGGCGGCTGGAGCGAATACAGGCGCGGTGACGTTAAACATTGGTTCACTAGGCGCTATCAATTTAGTCCGTGCTGATGGTGTCGCATTGGTGACTGGCGCTATTTTGTCCGCTGGAACTTATGAAGCAGTTTATGATGGAACATCGTTTAAATTGCAGGGCTCAGTCGCTCCTAGCCAATTAGCTACAGCAACTCAAATTCAAACCATATCAGGCTCGGTTGCAGCTAACGATTTAACCGTAGGCGCGGGAGCTTTAACGCTTGGATTCCGTTCTACCACACTAACAAGCGGAACGATTACAACGGTTACGGGTACTCCGTCAAACCTTGTCGTACCTTCAGGCGCAACGCTTGGGACTACTAATGCCGTGGCTTCTAGTATTGCGGTTATCGCACTCAATAACGCAGGAACTATTGAGTTGGCAGTTATCAATACGGCTGGCGGTGTCTCATTAGACGAAACAGGTTTAATCAGCACTACGGCGATTAGCACGGGCGCAGATTTAGCAAACGTCATATATTCAACAACTGCGCGGTCTAATGTTGCTTATCGCGTTATTGGATTTATCAATAGCACACAAGCCACAGCAGGAACGTGGGCAACAACTCCTAGCCTGATTCAAGGCGCTGGCGGTCAGGCTTTGCTTAGAACAACACCACTTCAAAGCATGGTTCGCCTGAATACCGCTAATGGATATGGAAGCACAAATACACGTATTCGCAGGTTTACAAACGTCGTAGTCAATCAAGGTAGCGATATTACCTATGCGGACAGCGCGACTCTAGGCGGGTCGTTTACGATAAATACTTCGGGTGTTTATGCTTTGCATTACAACGACCAATTTACGGGTAATACTGAGGTTGGCTGGTCTTTAAACTCGACGCAACTTTCAACGTCTATTCTGTCAATTACTCAAGCGGACATTCTATGTATAGACGACAGCCAAAGTGCTAACAACATGGGATGCGCGTCCGTCACCGTTTATTTAGCGGCTGGGTCTGTGGTGCGCTGTCATACAAGCGGCTCGGCTTCTGGCGTAAATACTGCAGGATGTCAAGTAACAGTTACAAGGGTGGCATAACATGGGAAAACTCGCATTTAACGACGGCAACGATGGTTATTATCAAGTGGACGTTCCTGATGGACACGCAGCTCCTGAATGGACGAATACTTTAACCCCTTGCTCCATGCAGCCGATTGAGTCCGACCCCAAAGACGCAATCCGCGCTCAAATTAAGGCAATGGAAACTGAGAAGATGATGCCACGAGCTACACGAGAGTTTATGCTCTTGTTCTTAGAGGCATCGTTTACGCCTGAGCAACTATCGCAAAACATCGGCTATGCTGGTGTCAAGGCTTTCGACAATCAAATCAAAGTATTGCGCGACCAACTATGATTTCCATATTTATACTCCTCCCTTTGTACTTTATATCCATTCAATATGAGCGCGGTGGTATATGGTCTTTGCTATTCCCCATCGTTTTAATCTCGCTCATTATTGACGTGGTTTTGAACTATACCGAGCTTGCTATTCTCACGCTTGATATACCTAGATATGGAGAGTGGACATTTAGCAAAAGGCTCTCAAGATTACAATATAACGAAGGCTGGCGAGGTCATTTTGCGCGATACATTGCCAATTGTCTAAACCAAATAGCGCCTAGTGGAAAACATATTTATGGCTGACCCAACTAACTTTTTAGACATAGCGGTTATCAAAATCGCTGGTGTAGTAGGCGCATTATGCTCACTTCGATATATTAAAGGAGCATGGCATGAACGGCTCACAATGGTCGTTTTTGCTTGTTTTGCTGCTTATCATGGCGCTGCGCCTCTTGCTGAAAAGTTTGGACTTCCTGAGGGTGTTTGCGGGCTTTTAATCGGGTTTCTCGCGGCGGCTGTCGCTGAAAAGTTATTAGAGCTAGTGCAAAGCAATGAGTTATGGGCTAAGGTCAAAGCGAAATTATTATGAATACGTTGTATGTAATCGCTTCCTCTATATTGGTGGTGTTGTGTTTAATTGGAATTGTGAGCGATAAATTCCACGATAACATCATCCAAAGAATCGCTATGAGTGGCATGATATTGTCATGCGCGGGGTTTATCTATCAAATGCATCTCGGTAATTTGCCGACTAATTTTGAATTGTTCGTGATTTCAGTATCACTATATGCAATAGCAACAACATGGAAACTACGCGATGGACGAGACCAAAACAGCAAAGAATGACCTTGCAAGTCTATTAAGAGACTTTGCCCAAGGTGCTAGTAATAGCGCGGCAACCAACGTGGCTATCCCCGTGGACGCTATCGCATGGCTATTGCGAAAAAGCGGCGTAAACGTACCGCCAAACCCCGTTATGGGTAGCGATTGGATGGCAGAAAAAGGCTTGACTAGAGAGCCAAAAAACAAACTCGCGGGATTAGTTGGTGACATGGCTGGCATGGTTGCACCTTTCGCGGCTGCGGCTAAAGCGCCTCAAATAGCAAAGGGATTGTTAGCGGCTGGTGAGGCTATGCCTATGGGTAGTAAGTCAGTGCAAAGCATGTCTAAAGCTAGTCCTATGGCTGATAGAGGGGCTATTTTTACGAGCGCTACTGGGAAAGTACCACAAGAGTTACTTGATAAAAGATTGAAAGGGTTTGGCAATTTGCCTGAAAGTGATTTATATGATGCCGCTGGCGGTTTGCGAAGCGATATGCAGAAAAACATATATAAATTAGATGATGGAAATTATCTTGGCGTACAGGATCCTTTTTGGAAATCTAAAGATAAACCTATGTATGTGCATGGAGATAATTTAGATGAGGTTATTGCCAGCATTAATAATCGTGCAATTAAGTCACAAAAAGCGGTTTCTACCGCTGAAAAAATAAAATATGACAACTCATTAGAAGGTCTTTTGGAGAAGGAATTTGGTAAAGATGCTTTTTCTTTTAACAAAAGTGCTAGGTCTAAAAGTAGTTATGTAACTCATAATGCGACTGGGGAGAAGATAAGAATATCAGATCACGATCTGCCATTGCATTATGTATCTTCTGATTTAGATATCCCGCTAGGTTTAAATTCAAAAGAAATTTTTGAACAAATAAAAAAACATATAAGACCAAATGAATTAAATAGCGGCAATGAACGTCTATTAAAAATACTAGAACGTAATGGAGAGAGTATTACGCCTAAGTTCCCACAATCAGAAGCAATAGACCTAGCCCAAAAACGTGCAGCACTGCCAATTAGTGAAAACGGATTAGGTTTGCCTGCTAATAATACGGCTATGGATAGGGCTAATGCTATGTTTCCAACTGAAGCATATCATGGAACTAATGTGCCTATTGAAAAAATAGACCCTTCTATGTTTGGGTCGTCAACTGGGGCAAATAGTGCGAAACAAGGATTTTGGGCGGTAGATAATCCAACTGTTGCTGGTGGTTATGCTGAATATGCAGCAAACGAAGCCCCTATTAAAAAGATTTTGCAAGAAGCGGATTTCCAAGAGAAGGTGGCGCAAAGAACTGGAAATTGGGATAAGTATGATAGTTTGGTTGCAAAGGCTGAGGAATTAGAGTCTGCTAATTATGCCAATCCACTCAAAGGGCAAAACATAATGCCATTGAGGTTAAACGCTCAAAACTCTAGTGTTATGGATGCTGGTGGTAATTCGTTCGTAGGCGCTGAAAACGATATAAATAGATTTTTAAAGCAGTCAAAATTTAACGGTAAAGATGTTGCTGAAATTAAAAATTTAGATGATGCCGTGGGTCGCGTGGACTTGCCTGCTAATCATTATGCTATTTTTAACCCTGACAACATCCGCTCACGCTTTGCAGCATTTGACCCTTGGAGACGCAATGCAGCAATAGCCGCATCAATGGGAGTAGCTGCACCTGACTTGTTAGCCAATCCATTAGGCGATAAAAATAATCGCCTGATTGATATTCTTAGGAGTAAATAATGCCCGTATTAGTAGCTGCACTTTTAGAAAAAGGCTTAGGATTACTCGGTAACGCCGTCCTAGCCAAAGGCAAAGATGTAATCGAAAAAGAGCTAGGCATAGACCTAGAATCCGCCACACAAACGCCTGAAGGCTTGCAAAAGCTCCGTCAGTTAGAGATTGACCACGAGGAATATCTTTTAGACCACGCGATTAAAAAAGCGGAACTAGAGCTAAAGGATAAAGCGCTCGATATAAGTAACACCACTAATGCACGTGATGCAAACGCAAAGATTCAAGAGAGCGCTAATGCGTCAACACTTGCAAAGAATGCGCCGTACATCATGGACTTCTTTATCGTTGGCGGCACGATGTTGTTAGCTTATTTCATTTTCTTTATTGGAATTCCACCGCAAAACAAAGATATTGCATTCGCTGCTTTTGGCTCACTTCTAACACTTTGCGGAACAATTGTAAACTTCCACCGTGGCAGTTCGTCAAGCTCTAAGGACAAAGACGCGCTATTAAGTGCCATGCATCAGCAAGGGGCATCAAAATGACGCTAGGCGAACGACAAGAATACTTTGCTCATGAAGAGTGGGAGCTACGCGCTAAGGCGTGGGAGATGGGCTTTGCTGTGCGTCCTAAGGAGTTCCACCGCCCCGTTGAAATGCAGAAAATCTATGTGCAGCAAGGGCGAAGTAAGACAATGGACTCGCGGCACTGTGACGGAACGGCTTGTGACTACGTGCTTTTGTTAAATGGTGTAGTGTGTACACGGGCACAAATTAAGCCACTTGGCGATTGGTGGGAAGCGCGTAGCCCAAAACACCGATGGGGTGGCAATTGGCGCGGGGCGGTTGATAGTGGCAAATCATCATTTATTGACGCGCCCCATTTTGAGATTCAGGCTTGAATTCAATTAATCAACGACTTCATTCTTTTGTAATCACTTGTTAAAGCCTGCAATCCTTCGATTGTGTATTTCCTCACACATTGGTCGCGCTCTAACAAATCTAAGACTGTCTCACCTATCCTAGCTTTCAATCCTTGGCGATATTCAACAGCATTACCCGATAGATAACGATTGCATTTTTTACATTGCCCATGTGCATTATCAGGATGAAAACGAAGATGTGGAGCGCTGCCAACAGACCTATAGTGCCCGCAATCGTAACCACCACCTAGCGCTTCTTGCTTTAACGGCACTCCGCACGAGATACAAGGTTTATCTGCATCTCTAGCCCTGATGTACGCATTAAACGCTTTTTGCGCGTCTTTCATGTAATCTGAGCGAGATTTTAGTTTTTCTTTTCGCGCCTTCACTTCTTTTCGCTCTAGCTTTTCTCGTTTATCCTTGGCATAAGTAATAGCGCAATCGGTAGAGTTTTGGCATACTTTTTGCCACGGCGAACGCTTGATAAATGGCTCTTTGCAAACAGCGCATTTGTATGTCTTTTCTTTTTTAAGAATCATTCAATTTATACCCATTCAAAGTAGCCCATGCAGTAGCGTATTCAATCAAGCTAGAACTACGTTTAACACTCATTAAAGCCGTAGATTCACGAAGATTGACAAGCTCACCCTCTAACCCAGCGACGACTTCTGCACCTTCGCCA